CCCTTAATAGCGCTTCCCATCTGGCCTTGTGCCACAGCCAAAGCCGTGGCAAGTTCGTTTATTTGTTCTGATGTTTGCATTTTTTTATCTCCTGTAGCAAAAAGTGTGCGCCCCCGAAGGGGCGTTTTATTTAGATAGTTAAAGTAGAAACAATCCTGATTTTTGGGCTATTGCATTCGATTTCCCGAATAGCCCCATCAAGACTTTTGTAAGTGTTATAAGGCGGAATCCACGCAGAAACAGTGAACTCGCCTTTCCATTCTTCGATTTTCCAGTGCTTGTCCCAGATTTGAAAATCGTACTCGGCGTAACCATCTTCGCGCTCAAAAACTTTTGTCAATTTGCTCATGTTTTTATCTCCTTAGTGAAAAGTAGGGTCAGTCTACGTCAGTTGTAGACGGCGGTCAACTGTTTTCATTTACATCTACGGACAAAAGTGCAAAAAAAAAGTGATGATTTGTCCGTGACAATTGCGGTTATTTTTGCAGGCAAAAAAAAGCCTCCGATAAAGGAGGCTTGAATGTTCACACTAAGGGAGATAAAATCAAATTGTCGGTGGGTTACTAGCCCTAAATTCCGACTGAACATTGGAAAGCAGGAAACCCGACAGCGCAATTATACAACATATTGTGTTGTCTTCAACCTCTCTCCCCTAGATTCAGTATACCGACCGTGTGGCAAAGCCGGACGTACTCAGGCTCATGGCGAGCTGTCGCCTTTAAACAAGCCCCAGAAATGGGAGGTCAAGTCAACATCCGTCCTGCTCTGTCTCTGCCCTTGACAACAGGCAACCGCAAGCTAGAACGCCGCAACCGTTGACGAGACACTGTACGAACGCGGTCCGACTGTTACACGCTGTGAAGCGTCATGTCGGGGGGAATGGTTCACTCGGGTGGACCAATCGTTGAGTACCAAGCCTTCGGGCTTCAGCCACGCGCTGGCGCTAGTCCCATGATGTACAGGTCGTGGGCTCTTGCGGGGGAAAAAGGGCAACTGTGCCTAAAATTTGAGCAATGGTCGAAAATACTAGGAAAATCAAATGGATGCGATACCGTGCAAGTGTGGAAGCCAGATGGTTGAGGTGGTGGGATTTGATGACAAAGCCACGCCGTTCAGGTCTGGCTGGTACTGCCCTAGTTGTAAGAATTGGGAGAAAGCGATTCTTCGAGAGCGTTTAATTGATACAAACGAATACAAAAAACACAAGAAATAAGGCATTCTTGTAAACAAAATATGTTGACACCTGTGTCTGGATCATTAAGATGCAACTTATGGGCAGCGCGGTGCTGCCTCAACTAGGGATAAAAAAAATGAACGCGCAATTTTACACATGGTTGGGTCAGCGTATTGAAGAGTACGAAGTTGCTCGTGAGCGCGGTTTAAAAGCATATCAGACGCGGATTAGTCGTGTTGCCGCAGAGCGCAATGATGGCATTGAGCCTACTTTGTCGAGCGCAGGCTTTCACGCTCCCATCGAAGGCTATGTTTGGGAAACGGATAAAGGCACAAATGTTTACCTTAAAGGCCAATTCCTTCCTTTGCCGGAATCGGATGATTACGAAAATTTGAAATATGGATCATTTACTCAAGACCACAAAATCACAGACGTGCCTGTAGAACGCGCTGAAGATTTTATTAGCCATTTTAAATCTTTGCCGCAGGCACAGAAGAAAATTGTCAGTGTCGGCGCTGGCGCGAATTACGAAGGCCGCTCTGGCATGCTTTGTTACGTTTACATCAGCAAGATGCCAAAAGACTTGATCGAAGCGATTGAGGACTACCTGATGGGTGATATCTACAAGCTGCAACGTCTGGCTCAGGAAAAAACAGAGCAGGAACGTGCCGAGCGGGATGCGGTTCACACAGACGGTGAGGATGTGCCAGAGGGTCGTCTTGTCATCACTGGCACTTTACTAGCCATGAAGTATCAAGACAGTCTCTATGGTCAAATACTGAAGATGCTTGTTCAGGATGATCGCGGTTTTCGAGTCTGGGGCTCAGTACCAGCAGGTCTCGATGCTAACCGCAATGATCGTATTCAGTTTACTGCGGCAGTCACGCAGTCAAATGACGATTCTAAATTTGGTTTTTTCAAACGACCGACCAAAGCGACCGTACTATCAAGCGCAGCTCCGGCTGCGTGAGACGGTACAAACACACCAAAGAGGGAAATAAAAACCATGAACAAAAAAATAGCAATGTACAGAGTGATCGAAGAAAACCTTGACCAGTGCATTAGATGGGGTGAGTTTGATCCTTCCCCAGCCGCGCTAGATGCTGCGGTTGCGGCACTTGCGAAGGTGCTAGGCACAAGCACAGTTTATTACGAGGCTCTAGACGGCGACATTACATTCGCTGCGTCACGAATTGCAGATATCAGTAAAACGCCGGTTTCGGATTTCGGCATGGCTCCTATCTTCTCAGCAGACGCAGCCGTGATATCGCGCCGTCGAGAACGCCAACTGCTTCACGACTATGCTCTGCACTTCCTTGCAGAGTACGAATACTACGCGTGGGAGCTGTGGGAAACAGCACCGGAGTACGCCAGATGAGCCAAGACGACATCAAACAGTACCGCTTCCAGCGCCGTTGCACACACGACGGCGCCGCATGGTCAGAACCGCGCTGGAAATCAATCGCCAAAATAATAGGCGCGATGGTCGGAGCCGCAGGATTCGTTCTTGCAGCTTGGTTAATCAGCGTTGGTTTGTTTCTTCTTTGACAATCTATATCAAAAAATTTTGATATAGGTTTTAGCGAATTAAGGATTGAGATGATTGAATTAAGACCGCACCAGATTGACGCTGTGGAGGCTCTTCGGGAGTCTCTGCGGCACGGAAAGAAGCGCCCGATACTGGCAGCTCCCTGCTCGATGGGCAAGACAATGATAGCAGCGCATTTGATGATGAATGCCGCCGACAAGGGCATCAGATCGGTGTTCTTTTGTGATCGCCTGAAACTTGTCGGTCAAACGATTGAAACCTTCGAGCGGCTGGGGGCTGACTTCTCGGTGTTGCAGGGAGATGACCCACGCTACGATCCGAACAAAATGATCCAGATTGCCAGCATCCAGACAGCGATTCGCAGAAAGCACATAGTCTTCGGTCTTGGCATCGTTGATGAGTGCCACACGATGTATAAGGGGCTGGTAGAAGGCTTCATGTCACGCTACAACAACGTGCCATTCATAGGACTCAGCGCGACTCCTTTCAGCAAGGGTTTGGGGGTACATTGGGATGACCTGATTGTGACAACGGACACAAGGCGTCTCCTGTCTGAAGGTTGGCTTACTCCAACGGACTACTACGTTGGCAAATCAATCAACAGGAAAGGCATTAAGATCAAAGCTATAGCGACGGGTGGCACTGACTACGATCCAGAGGCTCTAGGAGCCGCTATGATGGACGATGAGACATTTAATGGTGATGTAGTAGAAAACTACAGAAAGCACTCAGACGGGCTTAGAAGACGTGCTATAGCGTTTTCCCCATCAGTGGCTCATTCTAAGTCAATGGTGGAACGATTTAATGCTGCGGGGATACCAGCCCTGCACATTGACGGGTATATGGGTGACGAGGAAAGGAAGTACATCTACGATGATCACAGGTCTGGACGGTGCAAGGTATTGTGCTGCTCGCGTCTGCTGGGGGTGGGTTACGATGACCCAAGCGTTGAGATCCTGATCGACTGCTTCCCCACGAAGTCACCGATAGCGTTTGTCCAACGGGCAGGCCGAATCTGGCGCATCGCAGAAGGTAAAGAGCGTGCAACGTACCTCGACCACGCCGCTAACCTGAAGACCTTTGGCTTTCCCGAGGATATCGTCCCGCAGCGGCTCGATGACGGAACCAAGCAGTTCAATGAGCGTAATCAAATCAAGAAGGAAGAAAAGGAGAAAATCACCAGAGACTGTCCGGTGTGTTCTGCGGCGTTTCAGGGACGGAAGTGTGCTTGTGGCTACGTTCTTGGATCGGACGAACCCGTCTGGCGTGACGACGGATCGATGCTTAAGAAGGTAGATAAGAACTTCAAAGTCGAGGACAAGTCTGCGTGGATGGGGCAATTACTCAAATATGCACGAGAACACGGATATCAAGACGGGTGGGCTAGCCACAAATATAGGGTGAAGTTCGGGGTCTGGCCGAAGGGCGTGGATAGGAGTCTGAGACCCGTCACGACACAAGTCTTGAACTTTATTACGCACACACAGATAAAATGGAGAAAGAGCGTTGCTCGACAAAATTTTAGAAGGATTGACTAAGGTCAGAAAGCAGGGCAAGGGCTATGTCGCTTGCTGTCCGGTCCATGACGACAACTCGCCTTCGATGAGCATTCACGAAGCGGACGGGAAGATCTTGATGTACTGCCACGCCTGCGGCGCTAGAGGACCGGAGATAGTTGCTGCGCTTGGGATGAAGCCCGAAGTCTTGTTCAGTCAGCCGTTCAAGCGGGAAGAGGACAAACACTGGCTATTGAACAAGAAGCGTGAGTGGGACGAAACGGTGATACTTTTGGCTCATGAAACCCTGAAGTCTGGTGGACAGATCAGCTACAGTGATTACAGGGTCGTCAGAGAGTCTCTGGCTCGCAGAGAGCAACGCCGTAAGCTCAACCTACCCATCAAATTCAACATGGGGATCAACCTATGAGGCCGCTGTATGAGACTGATGAGACAAAGGAACGGGAGCAGAGGCTGGGAGATATCGTTGCCCAGAAGTGGCAGTGTGACCTCCAAAAGGTCTCGATCAAGTACAGCTTGGACTGCCTTGCTCTCAGGGACGACCTACCGATGGCATGGGTGGAGTTACGCTGTCGTACTAATGCTATGTTACAATACCCTACATACATGATCTCGTTGGCAAAAGTTCAGGGAGCCAAGAGACTGGAAGAGGACACAGGCTTGCCCGCCTTTCTTGTCGTGGAGTGGTCAGACAAGATAGGCTACGTCAATCTCGCCCAAGTTGATTGGACTCTGGGATTTGGCGGGATGAACGAAGTCAGAGACTGGCAGGACCAAGAACCGGTATGCTTGATACCGATTGATACCTTTCAAGAATTTAAACAGTGAGAAAGCTATGAGCAGCGGTCGAGAGGTAATCTTTGGCGACGACGAAATGAAGCTGATCGAGGAGCTTGCGCCATCACTAAGCAAAGAACAGCTAGCAATGCGTTTAGGCTGCTGTTACAACACTTTACGGGCTGTATTTCAACGGCAACCGGAGATGCTTGACGCGTACAACAGATCTCTGTCTAGTGCAGCGGATAGGATGATCAAGAAGCTGTATAACAAGGGCTTAGACGAGGGTGACTTCAACAGCATCAAGCTCTGGCTAAGCCACCGAGCGGGATGGACAGAGACTAAGAGAACAGAGCTGACAGGCAGAGACGGGGATCCCATCGAGATTGATCAACACTGGACCATCGAGGTAATTGAGTAATGCCATTAAAGAAAGGGTACAGCAAGAAGACGATCAGCAAGAATATCAAGAAAGAAATGGAGTCAGGACGGCCGCAGAAACAGGCAGTCGCTATTGCGCTTGATGTCGCACGAAGGGCCAAGAAGAAGGCGCACAAGTACGAATAATGCCCAAGATGCAAATCCCCAAGAAGCTCAGGCCATTCATAGATACGCCCAAGCGCTTCAAGGTAGCCATCGGTGGCCGTGGCTCAGGCAAGTCTATGAGCTTTGCTGACATGTGCCTGATGGACGCACAGGTCAAAGGGATCAAGACTGCATGCTTCCGTGAGTTCCAAAACAGCATCGACGACTCTGTTCACGCACTGCTAAAGTCAGAGATCGAGCGACTGAACCTTCAGGGGTTCGAAGTACAGAACAATCAAATCCTTCTCAACCACGAACCCGTCTTCAAGTTCAGAGGTCTAGCGAGAAACCCCGAGGGCGTGAAGTCAATGCACGGCTTCCAACGGTTCTGGGTAGAAGAGGCCCAGACAATATCCTTCAACTCTCTCAAAGCCCTGACGCCTACACTGCGCGAGGAATCGTCGGAGATTTGGTTCAGTGCCAACCCAAGGTCAAGCGTGGATGCGTTCAGCCAGAGGTTCATCAAGCCGTATGAGAAGCAGCTCAGGAGAGACGGATTCTACGAAGACGACCTACATTTGATCGTGATGATCAACATCTCTGACAACCCACTCGCTCCAGATGTCTTGAAGCAGGAGATGCAGCACGACCGAGATACGATGTCTACGGCGCTATATCAGCACATCTGGCAGGGGGAATACTACGACTCGGTGGAGGACAGCATCATTCCGACAGAGTGGTATGACGCGGCTATAGACGCGCATAAGAAGCTGGGGTTTGGTCCGTCTGGGGCCATCATCGCCAGCCACGACCCGTCAGACGAGGGCGGGGACTCGAAGGGCTTTGCGTTGCGGAAAGGGTCTGTCGTGCTGGATGTGTGCGAAATGGTAACAGGCGATTCGAATGAGGGAATGGACTGGGCGCTGAAGAAAGCCAGAGACGCTCAGGCTGACTGGTTTGTCTGGGACTGCGACGGTTTAGGGATCTCGCTCAAGCGTCAGGTAGATCAGGAGCTAGAGTCAACCAAGATGCAGAAGCACCAGTTCCGAGGATCCGAGACACCTGATGACGCGGCTGTACCGTACAGCGGTTCCGACTCAAAGACCAACAGGGACACGTTCTTCAACAAGCGAGCGCAATACTGGTGGAAGCTGCGAGATCGGTTCGAGGCAACTTACAGGGCGGTTGTGAAGGGCGAGTACATCCATCCAGACGAGCTGATCTCTTTGTCGTCTGAGATTAGTGTGCTGGACCAGCTCCGCAGCGAAGTGTGCAGAATCCCGCAAAAGCGATCAAATAATGGTAAAATCCAGATAATGTCGAAGATAGACATGGCTAAGAAGCCGTATGAGTTGCCGTCTCCCAACATGGGTGACGCGCTCATGATGTCTATGTTCTCACCGAAGGCGGTCCAGAAGACTGCTTCATCAATTAACTTTACGGGCTGGAACTGAATATGGCCGAATACGACAACGGGCGCGAAGAGAAGGAAGAGTCGGCTGAGTACAGTGAGGACGATCTCTCGTACAAAGCAAAGTATGACGATCATCAGGCGATCATAAACTTGCTCAGCTCTTGTCAGCAGGCTGACCACGACAACCGCGAGCAGGCCCGTGAAGCTCATCTGTTTCTCGATAAGCGTGACGGTCAGTGGGAGCCTTACTGGTGGAATGCTAACCAGAACAAGCCGCGCTACACATTCGATCAAGTCAACCCTATCGTCTCTCAGGTCACTTCTGAGATCGAGCAGGCCGACTTTGATATCCGAGTCTCTCCGGCTGGAGGTAACGCTACAAAGGACGTAGCGATGACTTACGACGGGTTGATTAGGAACATCGAGAACCTATCCAACGCCAAACAAATCTACGCCCAAGCCTGCCGAGGCATGGTAACTGGTGGATTTGACGCATGGCGTGTCTGCTCCAAGTACGCCGATGACAACTCATTTGATCAGGACATCATGATCGAGAAGATCGCTAATCCGTTGGATCGGGTGTGGTTTGACCCAGCAGCGGAGAAGCAGGATAAGTCTGACGCTCGCTATGCGTTCGTGTTACATCCGATGGCCGTGGACGAGTATGAGGCTCGCTGGCCGGAAGGATCCAAGGAGTCTGTCTCAGATGACCGTGAGGGCGATGCCTACTACGACAAGGCTGAGGTCATTGTTGTTGGAGAGTTCCTGTACGTCGAGTCTGAGGATCGCGAGCTGGTCATGATGTCCAATGGTCAGACCCACGAGGTCAATGATGACTTTGAGAAGATCAGAGACGACCTAGAGGCTCTTGGGGTAACCGAGGTTCGTCGCCGCACTCGCAAGATGCACAAGGTAT